TCCTACAAATTCTACGTATGTTGCCATCTTAAATCTCCTTAATAAGACATGAGGTGGGGGTAGTTTTGCTTAAAGATAATCATGAACTTAGCCATCATGTCCTTATCCTTCATCGTTGCCGAATCATGCAAATCAATACCCCACTTGTTTTTTATTTCAATGGCTACGATATCAGGAACTGTAGCGAACTTTTTAAACCCCAGGTCTTTCTTATTAAACCCACTGTCCGAAAGATCACGATCCTTTTTAGCCTGCTCTAGGAAAGGTTTCTCATCCTGGTATACTTGCCAGTGACTAGACCCATCCTCATCGCATTGAATAGTCCCCTTAATAGTGCTGTTCTCTGTGCCAGGTAGTACATCCCAACGTGCCATGTCCTCTTCCTCTTATTAAGTTGCCATCTCTACGAATCGACCAGACTTACCAATGTAACCCAAGGTTGGGTTAACGATAGTCACGTTACCTGTAGAGTGGATTAAAAATGCTTTATCTATTTGATAACCACTAGCCGAAGCTGCAGATGTTGTCCAAGCACATCGATCTGCTGGTAGATGAAGCACATCTCCGACCAAGTTATTTCCAAGTGTGTTTGCTGGGATTGTCCCTTTGATTACCATCATTTTCTATACCTCCTAATAGAATAAAATAGGGAAGGAGAAATAATCTCCCTCCCCTTTTTGTAATTACTCTAGGCCGTAAACCGCGCCACAGCCTTTTGGATTCTTAACTTCCAAAGACCATTCTTCGACAAACATGCCAACAGTAGAGTCACCTTTCTGACCAACTTCAACTTCCTGCATCGGACGCAATGTCGCCATTGCAAACCACTGTGGATCATATACAAGAGCACATGAGTCTGCAGCGTCGAACTGTGTTGTAGTTGCATCAGTAGTTGTATGGGCAAGACCCATGATGTAGTTCGGAACTACCATCAAGTCACCGAAGTCTGACATGTAAACGTCTACCGACTGGCGGAGCTTACCATCTTCGTCAATGTTACGACGAACACCTGTGTCACTGACCATGAGGTCAGAGAAGTCACGGCGAAGTTTTGGAGAAACCATGATACGGGTAGCGGAACCACCATTCTCATAGATCTTCTGCATAACTGAATCGATGTCTGTAAGCGCCAAGGCAGCTTTAGCACCACCAGCGGCAACTGTGATAACTTCAGTACCAGCATTGGCTGTTGAGGGTGCAGTAAAGTCACCTTTAAATACACAAGTATCACCACTGTTCACAAACGACTGATAACCACCAGTCTGACGAGCGCCAGAAGTAGTCTGCTTGTTGTATGTGTTTACAAGGTCAAACTCCATATCACGGCGCATTTCTGTGCCACGCTTTTTCAGCTGATATGCATACTCATCAGCAACACCGGCCTGGTCGATTGCACGGCGGCTACCTGATACAGAAATTGTTTTGCTGTTGATTTGTGTGTAGTTACCCAAGCGTGTACGCATTGGACCAATTGCTGTAGAAGCTGCACCATCGCCAGAAGCAGGTGTAGTACCAGCTGCCAAGAAGTCTGCGCCCTCAGCTACACGAGAGTTACCTGGAGCTGTGAGCTCGTCGGTTTGCCATTCGTGATAGATGTTGGTTGCTTTAGATTTACCGATTGAAGACAAGAAAGGAGTCTCATCACGTGTGATCATCGAAATGAAATTCGCTAGATCCTCACGGTTTGAAACGTCTTTACCAGTGCCTGTTGCTCCACGAGCTGTGACGATATTACGTCCACCTGTAGTTGCCATTTTATTAATCCTCCTAGGATATTATTTAGTTAGAGAGTTGGAGGCGTATTGGCGAAGGAATTCCATTTGGTCATCTTTAGATGCACCTTCTTTAAATGCACGGGCCTTCACCATCTTTTCTTTATCAGCTGCCTTTTTATTAGCAGCCGCTGGTTTCTTAGTTGGAACCTTTTTAGTTGGAACATCTTTACGCTTTGCAGCGCCTTTCGTAATTCCATTCTTTAAGCGGCGATAGTCATCAATGAATTTTACAACATTGGGGTCCATAACCGAATTTAAAAGTTCGTCTGCAATACCATTCTCAAGAGCAAAGTCTCGAATTTCAACTGCAACCTTTTCATTAAAGTCGGGGATCATCTGTGGGATTACCTCTTGGAAGTGTTGCATCTGGGATGCAAACTTCTCTTCCTGAAGTTTTGTTTTCTGTTGTTCAACATTCTTCAAAAGATTCTCACGAGTACTACGTGCAGCCCAGTATTTCTGCTGTGCTTGTTCACGTTGATCCTTGAGATCACTTAGTTCATAAGTGTCCCCACTATCCCTAGCTTCTTTAATCTTGGCTTCAACATCATGGTATTCCTTAGCCAGTTTTTGTTCGTCCATTGTTAGCATTGCATTAGTAGCATCTGACATCTTTGTGATTTCAGATAGCTTAGCAACACGTTCTTCATCAATGGCTTTACGCGCCTCTCCGAGTTCACGACCCTTTTTAGAGAGTGAAGCATCTGTCTGATAGCCTTTAAGCAGATCAGCAAATGAGACTTCCATTTCCTCCCCGTCAATTTTGACAGAGACTTTGGCATCTAAGTCTAGATCATCAACAGTGAACACAGCAGTTTCTTGGGTAGGGGCTTCCGCGCCATCCTCATCTTCTGTCTCTTCTGTATCTTCCTCAGACTCTTCATCGCTAACGGCGGCATCTGCTACATCTGGGTCTTCCTCAGCAGTTGCTTCCGGATCCTCGTACTCGACCTCCTCTTCTGGTAGCGGCACATCATCATCCCGAAGAAATTCGGTATTAGATAGTACGGCATCTAGGAGTTCTTGTTCGCTTGGACCAGCAGAACTGGGAACATCATCCATTGCGGGTAGAGATTCATTTTGTTCTGACATGTTATATTATCCTTCTTTTTTAGCCGCAGGCTTGGTTGCCTTTGGTACGGATGTTTCTTGCTTAGAGGTGTATCGATCTAATAGACCGTACATAGCTCCAAGTTGATTGCAATTCAGTTTAGCTTTACCTGGAGATCGCATAGAGTCGTACTCTAACAGGTTAATCATATTTTCAATATTAGCTATCAACTGCTCGTAATCGATATTATTCATTGTGCGTTGTCCTCAATGTATGGTACGTTTTTCCCGTATGTTTCAAAGTTAATCAACTTCTGTTTAACATCTCCCAGCGCAAGGGCTGAGTTATATATGAACTCACGTGTCTTAACTTCGTGTGGATCTGTGCCCAACCAGGCAGTAAAGTATTGCACCAGCAACTCCCCATAGGCTTCATTGAAGAAACCTTCCCGTTGTTGAGAAGAGAATTGCGCACGTACAAGTGCTTCCTTCGCTATCAGATCCGGATGTGTATTTCCTTTCAGCATCTTCTCTGCTGCAACTTTATACTTTTCCATCTTGTTTCCTTATTGGTTATAATTATTTAGACCTATACTTAGAGGTCTTAGCGGCTATTTTTTTAGGTTGAGCAACGTATTGCTTACCCTGTTTAGCACCCTTACGTTTAGCCGCACTTGTCGCAGAGTATTCTTTTGAGGTTAGGGAGTCCCTAGCCTTTTTGGGGAGGTAACGTTCTCCTGTAGCCCCCTTACCTTGAGTAGAGTTCTTGCCACTCTTAGTACCCCATTTCTCACCAGTCCACTTGTCTAAGCTTGTTTGGGATTTTTTCTTAGGCACGATAACCACCCCCAGCTTTCTTGTACTCACTAGCTAACAGTTGTGCCTTACGTGCAGACCATTGACCTGCACTACCACCCTTAGATCCAGACTTGATCTTGTTAAATAGGTTTTTACGCATTGTTGGTTTAGTGTAGTTACCTGCTTCATTAACAGTTGATTTTTTCTTTGGCATTAAGCAGGTTCTCCTTTATACTTTAACTCAGAGCAGTTAGGGTTTATGTTTGCATGGCTGTACTTACTCTTAATCTTTAGTGATTCATTTAAAACGTCTACCTGACACTCTTCTTCCGTAATGAATATGTATGGGCTAGTGATAACGTTACAATGTTCAGCTAGAGAACTCATACAGACTAGTATTATACCGAAATACCCCACCACTACCATTTTTCTTTATCCGCCCAATACGCAGCAGACATCTTACCCTTTGAGATATTCTTTCCATGACGGGCCTTGAAGCTTGCACGTTTGGCTTTCATCTTATCGGACTCACCTGACTTAGGGGCACCAGCTGTTGATGCGCCTTGTTCTCCAAAACGAATAGTCTTAATTTTCTCACCTTCTTTAGCAACGACAACATGTGACTTGGTTGGGTGGGATGGAGTACGCTTAGGTTTATTGTAACCTGACACCCCAGCGTTAGTTAGCCTTGAGTCTTTTTTCTTCGGCATCAATTAAACTCCTCATGTAAAGAATAGCCATCTTTTTATTGCAAGTTATTATGATGACTTTACCATCTTTACTATAACCCACGTACTTATTATTTTTATTTTGGAATAACCTCAAAGCAATATACCGTTGTTGCACTGTTAGTTATCAGAACTAAAAACCACATTACCATTTACCCTGTTTTACACCCAAGAAGTACATCGCTATTATTAAAGCCCCAGCACCCGCTAGTGCCACAGAGATGCCTACAGCCCAGTTAATGCAGTTATCTATAAACTCTTGTTTCTTATACACTAGCTCACGCTGCTCCTTACGTTGCTGCGCTTCTATTCGTACTATCTCATCCCATGCGCTAGGGCCGTAAGTCCAAGATATGTGTGATTTAAGTTCTTCTCGCATCTCTTTGAGCTTTTGTTTCTGTGACCATATCTCTAATGCATTGGACTGAGTATCACTGAACATCTTATACATTGGAGGGTTTTTAGCTTTATCTTCTAAGAAGTCTAAGTCGCTTACAGCCTTAGACCATTGGGATACTGCACTAGTCATAGAACTGATTTCACGGCCTACGGACACAGCTTTCTTAATGCCATTGTAGGCTGTGGTTGCTGCTGCCATAGCTGTAAAAGGATCAATCATCTACTTTGCCATATCTCTGTGGTCACGGTTAATGTAACGTAACTCACTTTCTATAACAGCTACCCTTTGTTTCAGTTTATTAATCTCATTGATAGCGGAAGTCATAGATGCAAGCCCATCCCATAGTTCTTCTATGTCATCCCATACGTATTGTATCTCTACACCATTACCTTCAACATCACGTTTAAGATTGATGTTGTCCTCAATAGCCATACGTGAACCTAGTTGACTGACTGTTTCTTCCAAGTTAGAGATAATAGCTGCTTGTTGAGAAACCCACCATACACCACCTGCCAGTTGTACAAACATAGCTAACACTAAAGCTATAGGTAATTTTATGTTGTCCATAGATTAATCCCCACTACTACGGTTGGATTCCATCATATCACGAATAGATTTAATGTTTTCATCCATACGACCTAATGTTACTGCCTGAGACTGCATTATAGTTGTTAAGTTGGTTATTCTTACTTCATGTCTACTAATATCACGAGCATTGAGCTCTATAGCACTTGCTAGACTTGATACATACCACACTAAAGCACCTGTTTGAAACAGTATGCCTATTAGGAAAGAGATAGGCATGTTTTTATCTTTTATCATTTAGTAAACCCCGCCCCAAAGTATAGGCCAACAATTGCTGACACTATATGCGTATCTAACGGAGTAATCACAAACCCTTTGGCAGCTTGCCACTGAACTGTTCCATCACCACCAAATAACCAATTAAATAAACCACCCTTTACCTCGGTGTATCCTACTATTACACTAACATCGGGGTACCAAACTGCTACAAGTTTTGGTAACACAATAATAGCAAAGACAGCAGATAATGCAATTATCCTTCGAGTCCATGCGAAGTGGGAATCAGTCTTCCCATACTCTCTTGCTTCTTGTTGTCCAGCTATAAGTAGCTTTTGTTGTTCTGCTTTGTTTTTATTATTCTGACCCCAAATAGACATAACACCACCTAGGATGGTGGAGAAAAGCATCGTGATTAGTTCTAAAGGTAATCCAAACATCCCCCCACCTCCTTAGTAGTTATGCTTCCCCTGCAATAATAGCCCTTGCAAGAGTTGTTATCTGGTTAAAGTCAGGACGCATTGGAGGTTCAATACCTTCTTTACGAGCCTTAATATCAATTTCTGCCCACTGTTGGAAATGCTTATCGATAGATATAGCCAACTGTTTAGTGTTGTCATCCACAGTGTTCTTAGATTGTGCGTTGGTGAATGTTACATTAGCCTCAGCTAGTGATGCATCTGCTTCTGCCTTGCGCTGTAAGAGAGCACCATCCTTCTGTGCCTTTTCAGTTTGTTGTTTAACAGTTTCTATAGCTTTCTGTTTAAACTCATCCGTTGTGTAGTCTTCCAAATAATCATTACTATCAATACCCATAGACTCTATAAGTTTTGTAGCTAAGATAGCAGGAGCTTCTGGACGAATAACAACACCTTGACCCTGACTGTTAAGTGCTGGAAGTATCTGACTGCCAACCATCTCAAACTTCTTAATCATGTTTGAGTTTGAGTTCTCACCGATATCCAGGAACACCTCTACATCCATACGGGATGGAAGGGACATGATATCTATTTCAGCAAACACACCTTGGTAACTAAACTTAGAGTGGGTCTTCAAACATTTCCGCATTGTCTTATATACACCTGTACACAGACGCTTCATACCTGTCTCTGCAAACCTACGAGCAATGTGCTGGATACGTTTCTGAGATGCAGACTGAACTGCGGCTACTTTAGACTCACTATTACCAGACACGTACAAGGAATCATTAAGACCCTGAGCAGCCTTGGACATACCAGTTGCTTGTTCTTTAATTGTCTGTAAGTGTGAGAGGAGTGGCACAGTACCTGAGCTAATTGCCTCTGGAGGCATTGAAGCTACAGCACCATTTGGATTACCATTAGTCGGGATGATTTGTTTTGGTCTCATGTTTTGGAGAGCAGAAAAATCAACAACGTTTGGATCAGCAAGCTTTGGTGAATAGTTTGTAAGATATGTGTTCTCAACAAACCCACGAAGAATTGCAGTAGATGCTAGTGTAGATGAACGAGTGAAGTCAGCGATAGACAAACCATAAAACTCATATGGGATATCAATAGGTGATAGACAAGCTATTGGGATCATATCTATGTCTTGTTCATACAAGACTGTATCACCTGCGATAATGAAGTGCTTAAGTTCAGCAACACCATCACCATCACGATCAACGTTAATCCAACACTCTGTGATGGTAACTTCCCGATTAGCTTCTAATGCTGTAATGTCATCAGTCATACGACCTTGTAGATAACTCTGACCTGTTACTAGCTTACGTGCTGCAATATCTTCTGCATAGCTACCATTACCATCCCAAGTCGTATCATCCCCAAGTTCATCCCATTCATCTTCACCAATGTTGTCTGCAACATCAGGCCACATCTTACGGATCTCTGAGCGAGTTAGGATTGTCTGGATGCCTACGAAACTAGCATCGTCGATTGACTTAGCATCACGAGAAATCCTGAAAGACTCTGGTGGGATGTTTTCAATCTTAACACGAGAGTTATCATTCTTACGACGAATACGTACATCAACATAAACCAACTCAGCATCCTGCTGTCCGGTCTCCATGTTCAACTCACCTAATTCATTTTCATAATTTAGGTTACCAATGATCTCAACTCCTTCTTCAGCAAGGAGGATATCCAACTGGCCTTGAGAGATCTTCTCGTATTCTTCAAACTCGTAGTCATAACCCTCTACATAGTCCCACCGAATGATACCATTCTTCCACAATAGGGCACTTTTTATCCAGGTTTGGATAAGTTCCCACCCATTATTCTGCTTAAAGATAGCATAATTAGTAATCATAGAGGCATCCCTAGCACTCTTAAAAGAGCCTGGAGAGTTGTCATATGGTGTGAATCTAGCCAGTTTTCCGTTGTTTAAGAACAGATCAGACAAGATTGAAGTGTATGCTTCTACTGTTTCTGTAGTAGATGTGTCAACAATACTAGATACACCCTGAGGTGCTAAGTGATCTGCAGCAATACCTGCAAACTCATATGTAGATCGTTGACGTTCCCGTGTCATATCAGAGGAGTTTAACCATTCCCCTGTAGAGTTTTGGATACCAGTCTCAATCAAATTGATTAGACTATCATCAGACACCTTTTCTTTATACTTATTACCAGCCATTACAATGAACCCCTACCTGTGAGGATTTTTTTAGTGTTTGCTAAATTTGCGTAGTCATAGTCTTTACTACCAGCTTTTACAATGTCTTTTTTCTTTTTAGGTTTAGGTTCTTTCTTTGGCTCGACTTGTGTTTCATTAAATCGCATAGCTCCCTCCGTGGGTCTAACTAACTAACTTGGGGCTATGCCCTATGAATTGTAGACAGTCAGTTTTATATCATGACTAGGATGACGCCTGCCCAGTGTTCAGCTATAGTTGGTTGATGCCCAAACTATACGGTAGCGAAATTCCATCTGCAGAACAACGTAACGAGTGAGGTTGTGTAACCTCGTGGCGTAGCACTTTGCGTTAGTGCCAGACGAACTTATTCAGTTGCTTCTATTTGTGATTTAGCTTGGACAGCACTTGCAACAGCACCTACTCCAGCCGCAGCAACATTAGCATTGGTGTATGTAGTCCCTAGGATTGAAGCACTACCAGTAACCCCAGCTGATACAGCCAAGGGGGCAGCAATGGCTCCGACCGAGAGACCAACAATCATAGGGTCTACAACGGGTTTGGTTTGGGGTGCTACACTACCAGTGACCGCGAGGGCTAAAAGTAACCCGATAACAATATTCATTTTAATACTCCTTAAAAATTAGTTGGTGGTTTACCTGCCGCGACCACCAGCGCGTTATGAGGACAATGCAGGAATCTCTATTCTCTATAAGGAACTTAGAGAATCTTACGCATAACCATAGTATACTTCGAGGCATTTATCCTCATGGTTAATAGACACCATATCGAGTGGTATCCTACCTTGTATCCAATACTCTACTACCATGTCGTAAAACTCTTCCTCTAAATCCACTGAGTGTTGTCCTCTTCCCAGTCCGAGATCCTCTCTTTCCATGAAACATTCCTTGTGTTTAGACGATCCCAATGTGTACGTAATACCTCAGCACAAATGGCAAGAGCTATGACAGTATCATCACAACAACCAGGAGCTGCCTCTGTCTTACCACTAGCTGTAGATATGTAGTCCTTAAGTTCTCTAATAACAATAGGTGAGGGTATCATAATATCATCATTGTCTATTAGGTTCTTTAGGTTCCCAATGATTACAGGTTTAGATGCAGATGTTGTTCTGAAACCTAGACGTAAACCTTCCTCATTAGACACATTAGCCATCTTTGTTTGTTTGTACAGATTGAGATATCCCATCTGTTCTAACTTCTGCAGTGTAGCAATACCCATAGAGTTAGACTCAACTGCTAGGAAAGCATTGTTATAATATCTACCTAAGTAGAATAACAACTCCCCCCACATACTAGGATCAATACGGTTATTACGATATACAGCTACAATTTCATATTTATTATTCATAACAACAGCAGCACTGTAATCTTGACCTACCCCTAAAGAGACATCAGCCCCAATGACGTAAGGCTCTTCCCACTTGGGGTAACCATAGATAGACAAGTTACCTTCCCTATTATCATCAAACATCTTACTGGATGGATCCCAATCACTACGCTTTTGTTCTGGGCGCGGGATAAGGGAGTTTAGTTTCTCAATGTCAAAGACATTAGCACCAGACACAATGAATGCTTCATCCGCTGTAGCAGGGTACTCCTGTTGAAACTTTAACTTACCACCTTCTGCTATTTTCAGCCTACGCCAATAGAGTTGATCATTATCTAACCCATAGTTTTCTACGAGGGTTTCTTCTTCAATCGTTAACTCCATACCCTCAGGGGCTGTACGCCTATACTCAGGGGTTATGAACCAAGGTAGAAAGATTGGTAGATACTCATTCTCTCCTGCAACAGCACCCTTCCAGAGCCTGTAGAACTCCCCTTGAGCACCATTAGCTGTAGACTCTAAGATAACCTCAGTGCCTGGTGCCTGGGAGATACCCTGGAACAAACCAGCCAAGATCTTCTCATCATGAGTCCAGAAGGCTACTTCTGATAGGTGAGCAATCGTTGGTGTAGTACCACGACCAGCCTCCGGAGAACCCGCTGTATAGAGACGATAAGAGCCAATAGCATCCTTATCATTGTAAGCAGGAGACTGTATCTTAATCTCTTTAGCATTAGATGTAATCTCCTTAGGTACTAAGTCTCCTTGCATATTCCTAATCAAGTTCTTAGACATACTAAACAATGCATCAGATGTAGCAGAGTCATGAGCCATAACTACTGACCTGGAATGAGGCGAGAAGTATGATTTCCAGAATACCCTACCAGCACAGTATGTACTAATACCCTGTTGTCTAGCCTTAAGGATAATAGCCCTAACCATACCAGTCTTCTCTTGTTGTTCTGTGAGGGCATCTGTTATACGTTGTTGACACTCATTGAACTCAAAGGGTATGAAACCCTTGGATGTATCCTTAGTTATAATCTGTATTTGTTCTTCAGCAAAAGAAGTAAAGCTATTCTCATACTCCTTTAGCTTAATCCTCTTCTCCTTTTCTTTAAGAAGAGTCATAACCTCTTTGTTATTCATAGTGTATCCTCTATATCACATTGTCCCTATAAGGGACTTAGAGGTTTAGGACCTACACGGTTGTTATTCTGTATGTGTATTTGTGGTATATTTTAGGATTCTGTGTGTATCTGTGCAGGTTTGGGTACCCCTGAGGTTTGTTAGGAGGGTCTTTGAGAGAGAGCCTGTAAGTATTGTTTTTTATTATAGTACCCTTATATAACTTGGGGTACCCCCTCAATCCCTCAGAGGCTCTCTCAGGTAGGTGTCTATCTCTTAGGTACTGTGAGGTACTCTGAGACCCTTATAGGCTCTGTGAGGCTCTCTGAGAGTGTCTACTGTGGCTTAGGTTCTAGCGGGATTGTGGGATTGTGTGGGATTCTGTGAGAGACTGTGGGGGGATGGTGTATCATTCTCTAAGTTCCTTATAGGGAGAAGCTATCCAGTCCCTCCCTTAGGTTACTATATATACCTATACTATAAGATCTCTCAGTCTCTTATAGATCTCTCAGTATCTCTCAGCACTCTCTCAGCTCTCTCAGTATCTCTCAGCATACTCTCAGATAAGACCAAGCTATGTATATCTCTTGGGTTCTTATAGGTCTATCGGTACTCTATCTGATTGGTTCGGATAGTCTCTGATCTGACCACAGGGGCCAGATCTAAGAAGAAGTATAGGGGTTGTCCCTGTACTGAATATATCTTGAAAGGATATACTTGGTAAGGATCCAAGACAGCTGGCACTCTCAATCTAAGTCTTTTTGTTTCAGCAATCGTAATGGTTGCTGTTTCATAAACACTTATCTTAACCAACTCTTGAAAGGAGTTTACTATGATACACTACACAAACAGATCACCCATCACTGGGGAAAACAACACAATGGAATTCGACATGCTTCAAACGGTATTCTATGATTGTTATGTTGCATGGTCAGAAGGTGCTAATATACAAGATGCCTTCCCAATGCTTGATGCAGATCAACGTGAGTTCATAAAGACTGGTCTTACACCTAAAGATTGGTTTGAGATATTCGGTGATGATCGTGAAGTAGAGGGGTTTAGTTACTAATGCCTAAACTCTCCATGCTACTCTGTGCTGCTATCCTAACATGGGTAGTAGTCAAAGTATTCTACATCGATGCCAATGGTATGGGTGTACACGTAAAAGACTTCGGTGGATATCATATAGAGTTCATCGAAGTATCACCTATCGAAAGGACAGTCAGATGAAACTTGACTTCAAAATGAATATCTTCAAGTCCTACTCTTTCAAGGATGATGTAGATTGTGAGTTATCGTACCACATAGAACCAAACAGAATCCCAGACATCATCTCAGGTTGGGAGGATGCTGGCTATGTGGTACGTATGGAAACACCAGTGTATTATGAAAGGGGCAGCCTATGCGCAGTCACATGAATAACATAAAGGTAACACACCTTTCAGAAGAAATCTCAATAGCTCAACATAAAGAGTTTGAAGGTGGTGTGAGTGAGGTGATCTCAGTTCAAGAGGTTGCCATCTTACCAACAGGCTCTCATGATTGGGTTATTATGAAGTATGACGATACTCTGGATAGTCTCATAGAAACTCTTCAGAATGCTCGTACTCTAATTCAAAAGCGAAAAGACCTTGAATATGGTGTCCCTAAAGTCTGGGATGTCGATGACATAATAGACACATACGATTCATCTCCCAATCTTACATTGAAGGAATTGTCTCGTAGGTCTGGTTGGTCAGTTAGAGAACTACTATCACTTTTAACACATGAGGATGTATCAAATGACTAAGCTAACAAAAGAACAGGCTATCAAAGCAACCATAGAGAAGTATCCTCTTATGACTGAAGTGAAAGCTAAATACTATGTTGAAGAAATCTTAGGATATACCTAATGAGTATGTCTGGAGAAATAGAGCTGGCTCAAATCAGTGCCTCAATGTATAAAAATGAGATCAACGACTTGCACAACAAGTATGGTCATGGTGTCAGACCCTCATGGGTTCTAGATGAACTTGAAAACCTATACGATAGATTGAGACATGCTGAAGCTAGGCTCAAAGATCTAAACAACAGTAACCAATAGTAATCGACCCACAGGGGGATCGATTTAAAAAGAGAGATATACTCTCACAATCCATGTAAAGGAAAACCTATGGAAAAGCCACGTAACTATCTAATCTCAGACATTGAACTTAATTGGGCTCGTCTGGTAACACCACAATCACCTTTCGGTACTTCACAGTATGAGATCCAAATTGCAACAGATGATTCTGATGTAGCTAAAGATCTCATTGCTAATCACATTGCTATGAAAGAAAAAGATGGCAAGTGGGTAGCATCACTTAAGCGTAAAGAGTTCAAAGCTAATGGTGAGAGCAATGGTAAAGTTCGTGTTGTCGATAACACAAAGCAACCAATTGACGCCTCCACATTAGGTAATGGCTCTCGTGGTAACGTAATCTTGTTTCAGTTCCCATACGATAAAGCTGGACGCCAAGGTATCATGAGCTCACTTACTGCTATTCAAGTAACTGAGCTTGTAGAATACAATGGTTCTAGCTCCATTGACTTTGATGTTGTTGGTGATGTTTCTCCTGCTACGTCTTCTACAGGTGCAGCTAAAGAAGAAGACCTAGAGGCATTGTTCTAAACACATCAACCACTTGTGCTAAGCATCACATAAAACTGCTCAACTCAAAAACCTAGAAAGGGTTTATTATGTTTACTATTGAAAAGAATGTAAAACTACCAGTCGCTCCTAGAAATTCTCTTAAAGGCTACAAGTATCCTTTTAGGGACATGGTGGTTGGTGATAGCTTCTTGGTTAAAGTAGAACCACAAACACCTCTGTCCTATTTACGTACTATGCAGCGTGTCTCAGCTATGGCTGGATACACATGCGGTGGTCAGTACGCAAAGAACTTCACTATTCGCCAATCCAAGAACGAGAACGGTGTACGTGTATTCTGCCTTCGAGCACTGTAAGAAATCCGACCACAGGGGCCGGATTTAAAAAGAGTAATGAGCTCAGCATCTCAATAAACTGCTGATTTAATATAGTGAGTAGACAACCCATATACATTGAAAAGAATGTTATGGAAAGTTCCGTGGTAGAATTAGTATTATCGTCCAGTCGTTTGAAAAACCGAAGGGTACCACACGATATACTTTGTCTACTCTCTTTATCAAATACAACACACCTCCCGTGTTGTCTGTTCCAACTGTTGAGTCTGGGTTCTTTAATCCTTTCAAGCTCAAACTCCAGTTGGGACAACCAATACAGGTGACTCCGATCCGAACTCCTTGTTGAAGTTCTCGTTGAAGTCCCTGTACCCCTGACTGTTGAGATCCCGTAGTAATGCTGCGCTGAGGTCTCCGGTCAGGGTTCATAGTTTTTAAATAGAATCCCTTACGGGATCCTGTTTTTAATCGGAGTCTCAAAAACCTAAAGGTTTTCAAGATTCCTCAGAGAGATCTTTCAGATCTCTATAGGATTCCTTCAGAATCCTTCGTGACCCTTAGGGGTCACTCTGATTTTTGGAGGGTCCGACAAGGCTCAATTCCAACAAGAGGCATTTTAATATATCAATTTTATTTGGAGTATGGGTAGTTGGTTACATTATGGTTGCAACTACTAGAAAAAGATCTTAACTTAAATTAGTCATGAAAGGCTAACACAATGACAACAGTAAACCCAATCGGTCGTATGAACTTGCAATTTCGTCGTGTAACTAACCGTTATGGTAAGCCAATCGGTACATTCTCTAGCCACCAAGGCTACTTGTCTGTAGCTCGTGATGTTGAAACAGGTCAGTTTGTATCTCGTTCTAAACTTTCAACATCAACTGTAGATCGTATTCGTAATGTGATCAAACTACGTAACTTCAACTAAATGTCTTATCGTGAGGAAGAAATGGATAAATCAAATGTATTCTGGACAGCAGAAGGAGAAGTGATTATCGAAATTGCAGAACGAGCACTCATCCTATCTCGTGTAGAAGCAGAAACACTCTTCACAGACTTAGGGCATACCCTCAGGGACATGCACGATTGTCTAGATAACTACGCAGAGGACATGGGTGAACAACCTTATGTCTGAAATAATACAGTTCAAGCCTAAACCTAAAGAGGATACATTCAGGAGGATCGATGAACTATTCCATGTGACGATGTGGATTGGTACAAACGATGAATATGAAATAGATATGCAAAGCCATGAGGACTACACAGAACATGAGATCTTCACAGCAATTGGTGCTCTCTATGCAACGTATGGTATAGAGAACGAGTTCATATCTCTGGATGATGACGAAGAGGAATAATAAATGACTAGCATCATATACTCAGGGGTCTACAGCTATTACGCAGAAATGACTCTAGAATTACCAGAAGGTAAATCAATAGATGATGTTGTAGACTCATGGGATAAATGGGGAACTGCGTATGTTGAATTAAACTCTGGGGAAATAATAGAAGCAGAAATAGTAGACCTTAACATCTGTGACGTTGATTGGAAACGTATGAGCGACACAGAATACAGAGAAGCAGACTAACCTAAAGAAAGTGGAACCTATGACAAAACCCGCAGTACACATATCTATCATGACAGGTAAACTTCAAGGTCTCAAAGCAATCAGCACTAACACTAAGACTAATAAGTATTGCATAGATCAACACAAGAAAGCCATAAACAATAAGACAGATGTCATATGCGGGGACTGCTACAGCCACAAGATGCTGGATGGGTTCCGTAAAAACATGATGCCTGCACTACAGCGTAACAGTGATCTACTCTCATCACGACCACTAGAACCACACGAAATACCAAGGATTATAGATAGCATCTTCAGATTTAATGCGCATGGTGAGTTAATAAACATGCAACACCTCGATAATCTGATGCGTATTGTTATTGATAATCCTTGGTGTCGCTTTGCTCTATGGACTAAACGCACAGACTTTGTATTTCGTTGGATGAAAAGATATGGTAAACCTAAAAACCTAAACCTTATCTACAGCAACCCAAAGAAAAGCATGATCATGTCAAAGCCTCCTAGGTACTTTGATAAAACATTCAACAATGTATTAACCCATGAGTTTGTAGAACGGCAGAACTGCACTGGTCAAAAGTGTCAGGACTGTCGGTTATGCTATGAGGTCAATGATGTGGATACAATTATAGAAAAGGTAAAGAAATACTAATGGTAAAAGATAATGACACCCCAGACTGGAAAGTAGCTCATGAAGCAATGCTGGAAAGCAATCGTGAGACTATGGCTCTCCTCTCAGAAACACAAAACAAAGCTATCAAAACTACAATGGACACACTAGAAAGTGTAGTTGACATGATTACAGAATCCAACGACATGTATCTTTCAGATGTTCGAAAGCTAGAAGAAGCACGTTGGAAACTATACGAAGCTTTCCGTACTAAATAACCAAAGGTAACCAAATGGACTTACACGCACAAGACGTAACCTCTTGGGTGGAATGTATTTGGGATGCACTTTCGGGATACCGCGAAGATTGCATACCAGCAGATGATTCAACCTATGATGAAGAATGGGATGACATAACTACAGCTATGGCTTGGATAACAGAAGAGCTAGGTGTAACAAGCAAAGGCTAACCAAATGACATCCTACTGGCCTACTAAAAAGGAGCTTCCTGACATGACAATCTATATGAATCAATATCAGACTAAAGCTAGAGAAACTGCAATCTTCCCAGAGTCAGAAGCAATTCCCTATTTAGCATTGGGGCTATGCGGGGAAGCTGGGGAAGTTGCTAATAAAATCAAGAAGTGTATACGTGATGGTGCATCTTATGATGGTATTGCAGCAGAGCTGGGGGATGTCTTATGGTATGTAGCAGTACTCTCACACTACCTCGGAGAAGACCTAGACGATCTAGCAGCAGCTAACCTACTTAAACTTCACAACCGTGCCTCTAAGGGTACTCTCCGTGGCTCTGGTGATGAT